AGCGTCTGTTATGCCAGTGATGCTTGTGATGTGCTCGGGGATTGGCTTGCCAGGGTTGATGAGCACATCAAGCTCCTTGAGCTCATTGCCTCGTTCGTCCACTAGCAAGCCGCCCCACTCAATAATTCGGGGCTGAAATTCATCCTTTGCTCTAGGATGAAGGGTGAGCCCCGTGGTTTCAGTATCAAAAATCAGATGGATCATGGCGCACGATGAACTTTACGTCCACCCCAAGAATTGGATACGTGTCGAAAATCACATAGTGATATTTCCGCTTGCCCGCGATTACAGGGTTGGTATGGGCACTTGTGTACACTTCTTGGGCAATGGTAATGCCCCTCGCTGCGAAAAACATTTTCCATTCGCTCAACTCGGCCTCTGAGCAATGCATACCGAGATGGCTGACGCGGGGCCGCGACTTGCGCATCCAGTGTGCTCCGCGGGTGTAGTGAAGCACTTCCAATTCACCAGCCGCGTTCATGCCGTTGTAGTTGAACGACAGATCCGCTTCATTGTCCACACTGCGCAGCTTGCGCACAGAACCTTTGGCACTGACATGGTCAGTCACCCAGTCACTCATGCCCATGGCAGTGAGCAATGCCTTTGCAGCTTCAGGGTCACGTGGATAAAGAGCAACTTGCTCAATCTTGAATTTCAACATAATTACGCTCCATAGGGGATATCACACCCAGCAAGATATTTGTGATGACGTTTGTCCTGCAGCAAAAAGCCGACAAACTCTGCAATGCAATCGACTGGCGTTTCTTCGCCGGTGAGCAGTGAACTCAGCTGATAGTTTCGCGCCTGTTCAGCAGTCCAGCCGCGTGTCTGCATCACTTGCTTGTCAATGCTATGGCTCATGCCTGTGCCTGCAATTTTATTTGGAGAAATGGAGAATACCGTGATGTCAGGCGCCAGCTCTCTGGCTAGCTGCTTAGTGAGTATGAGTGCCGCACCTTTGCTGGCATTGTATGCCGCAGAGCACCGCATTGGCATGTGTGCCGCATTGCTCACGATGTTAAGCACCGTGCCCTTTGTTGCTCTCAGCGCGGGGAGCAGCGCTTGGGTCATCAGAAAGATGCCTTTGACATTCGTGTCCATCACTTCATCCCAGTCACGTTCTGTGACGTCCTGAAGCCAACCAATGCGATTGACACCGGCGCAATTCACCAGCACATCAACTTTACTGGGCAGGGACTCCGGGTGTGGGTTGCGCACATCACGTCCCATGCGTAAGTCGTAGCGTACGACGACATAACCTTTGCTCTCCAGGGCAACTGCTATGGCAGCTCCCAAACCGCTTTCACTGCCAGTCACAACGGCAATTTTCCCACCACTCATCAGACTGTCTCCCACTCCCATCGGCTTCGCGTCTCGCACGGCGTCAGACACAAACGCACCGTGCAAATCGCATAGCATAGCACTCCGAGTGCCTGTGGTGTGCCAACCATCCGTCCACACATGGCCTGGTTCGCCACACGGGCCCAAGCACTTCTTTTCTGCATCCCACACTTGATACTGACAAGGTCCCACTGGACTGCTGTCAACCTTGTGATACCATTCTTCCTCTTTTTGCAAGCTCATAGCCGCTCCTCCTTGGCGATAATTGCCTCAATCATAGCAGCATACACCGCTATGTCATGGATAGAATCTCTATGACGCAATCCGCTGACAGCGAACCGAGTCATTTTCACGACAATCAACTCAAACAGATGCCATGCGGTGGTGGTCACCAGTGCTGAAGGCACGCCATCAGGCCACAGCACTTTAATGACAGGGGCAACGTTCATGTAGTTACTACCATATACCGCATTGCGTGCTTGGAACGTGCTCGCCATGCTCTGTAATATAGCCGGCACATCCATGGCAGCGTCACGAACGGCTTGCGCTTTGGCAAGCAAGCCACTAGGCGTTTCGGGCGAGCCATACGGCAATGTTCTAAGTTTCTTTCTGTCATCTGATATAGGATAAGCGTCCAGCACATCCTGTCTGTCGTCATACGCTGCTATAACCCTAGTCCAGCCGTCGGCACGGTGCGAATGTTGAGAGAGCCATTGGGCAATGAGCCACTGCTTCAGCGCGGGTGAATGGAAGGTGCACTCGGGTGGCCTCATCAGCACGGTGAACTTGACACCGGGTAACTCGTCACGAACCCATTGCTGAGTAGTTCTTCTGTACTTTTCAGGACGAGCGGTGACGATGAGCAGATAATTCTCCTGCGTTGATGTGCCTGTAGAAGAACCGCGCAGGTCTCGCATTAACTCGTCCACCACACCGGGCACAGGCTTGTCTGCCAGGTGATGTTCATGATAAGCGTCATAATCATCATCGGCTGCGCCAACAGCAGGCAACCAGTGTCGTCGCCATCGGTCGTCAGACAAGCAACCGTCCAAGTCGCACACCACCACATTTCTATACATGCTAGTCTCCTTTTACGCTTTGCGCAACATATCAAGTGCTTTAGCAATTCTCCAGCCGGCTCCTGTGCCTGGAACCACACCTAGTTCTTTAGCTATCGCTTCCAAATCTTTGATGGCTTCATCTTTCGGATCCTTGAGAAATAGCGTAATCCACGGCCACACCGCTTTGGCACAGTCCACAGCTTGTGTTACTATTTGAGCATATTCCTGCTGAGTGCGCAGCGATGACCTGGAACGTACCAATTCAACGAACGCACGCAGATTGTACTTGGCTACCAAATTGCACTGAGTATTCATGGGCAGCAAGCCGCGAGCGTCTTGAGCGTCTGCTCCTTGTTCTATTAATGCTTGGTAACCTTTCAGCGCTGTGTCAGAATAATGCTGAAATGTCTTGCACAGCTTGTAGCTTTGCACAGAGATAGGTGCTTCGCCATGAAGTGCGGGATGTGGAAACGGGTTGGTCACGACGGCATCACTCATATCGACTATTCGCTGAGATTGCATGGAATAACTGGCATTCCTCGTGCGGGTAATCTGTTGAGCGCACGCTCTCGTAACACCAGAAAACAGAAAGGTCAAGTCCACAAATTCCCAGCTGCTGGGAATAGTTTTAGCCATCTGCTCCAATTCTTTGAGCTTTGTTTCTTCGGGCAAACGTTCAATCTGCTCCAATCCTTCGGGCGCCATAGTCAGTCTGGTGCTCTTGGTGAAAATCAGAATGTCAGCGGCATGCCACACAGGATTGGGCGTGCCTTTGCCAGTGAAATCAATCAGACACGTCGTAGGCATTGGAGTCCTCCTTGGTAGCCGGTGCAACGGCAGCAATCTGGCGTTCGTAGAACGACGCTGAAGCCAACCGTTTTATTACCGCAGCGTCATGAATGACGTCGTCCAGCAGAATGTTACGCCATGTGGCGAACCTTCCCAACGAATATATACCGCAGCGCTGAGTGAGTTGCGACACCAACGTTTTGCGCAAATTCTCATCAATCGGTAGCAACTTGCCAAACGTTTGTGTGTGAAAATTACCTAAAGACTGACTGACGGCGTCAAAGAGGGGCTCATAGCCGAACGCTTCAGCAACGTCTCTACAGGCAAGGTCAACATCACCAGTGGCTGCAGACTCATCACCAGTCCATTCGCACGTGAGCTGGGTTCCAGCCAATGTGGCTCTGTACAAGCCGTACGCGTCCGAGGGGAAATATACCGTTTGATACACGCCACTGTTTGGCACTTCGGCGCTGGTGGTGATGATTTTGGCAGAGTGAAACTCATGCTCAAAACCAAGCATTCCTTTCGCCATGACGGGCAATGGAATGGTGCTGATTATAAAATCATCGTGCCCGGTGTGCTTAGTCATTTCCAAGAATGAAACCGGAGAATTCCAGTGTACACGATTGCCTAGGGCATCGCACAACCGTGTGTGAAAGTCGTGTGGTGGTACCCAGCGCACACACGGTGCGATGTCCCATACAGAACGGTCAGCGAGGCGGCCAATGACTTTCATGGAGTACATATTACAGGCGTCAATAGTGGGGCTGACCCAGCCACCGTTCCACCAAATGCCTTTGTGCACGGTCACCTTCTGGAACGGAATGCCCGTGATGTCAGAGATGGCCGGAGTCCGGAACCGAAGTAATGCTTGATGCTCTACATGCTCTCGGCTGCGCGACTCCCACAGCTCGTGGGTCGGAAAAGCGTAAGCGGCAATCATGCCTGCCAAGCCGGCTCCTATAATCACGGTGTGCCTCCTTCAATACGCACCCAGCCAGAACGCTGGAGCGCGAACACACGGCTGCGTACGGAGAATCCGAACCGAGCGTCCAATTCTCCGAGTGTCATGCTGCCGCCATTATCCACCAATGCGTTGATTATCGCACGGCGGTCACTGCCAGACTGCAGCTTGGTTTGACCTGTTGCACACAGATACACCTTGGAATTGGCAGTGTAAATGGGTGGTCTGCCTAATGTTTGTCTCATAATTCCTCCTTATGACGTGTGTCATAATCACTAATCCAATCGCTATCTTCTGCGTCACATGGCAGCGGAGAATCGTGCCTCGACATAAACAGGCGCCGAATCGTCGTTAAATAGGCGCCAGTCAGGTGAGTGATAGCGTCAATTGTAGGGTCATCATAGTCTGCCCCATGCTCCACCAGTGAGTCTCGGTATTTATCGAGATACACCGCAGCCGCGTTCGCCCAGTCCATCAGCCGGCGCAACTCATTGCATATCATGACTTTCCTCCTCCGCACAGACTTCTTCAAAACACTCTTGAGCAAACGCTCGCCACTCGGCACGGGTCATGGCGGCTCCGCGCTTGCGCTCAACCAGTTGCTCATAGCGCTCAAACTGGGCAGCAGTCATCATCGACACAAAGCCGCGAACGAGCGAATCACTCTCATCGAGCGCGGGCAGTGGTTCACTGAAACACACTTTCAGCCGGTGCAACAACTCAGAAAGTTTCATTTTAAGTGCTCCTTCATCGTGAACATGGCATCACGATGGCAAAACTGTCATCGGCATAATTGAACACGATGGCATGCAACCAGTCTGTGTGAGTGATAGATTCAACGGGTAGAACGGTGAGGGCATGATTGAAGAATTCTTCATTGATGCACAAAGCATTGTGCTGCTCATCAACGGCGTCATTTTTGAAGCCGTTCCACGTCATGATGCCCAATACCATGTCGTCGTATTCATTCCTCACTTCGACCACAGACTGCTCTTTCGGGCGAATGGAAATTTTTGCATAGTCTCGCACTTCCTTCCCCAGCTTTCTGTAGACGGCGTGAATGGTGCGCCACTCAGCGACACTCGGAGCTGCAAGCTTCCGAACGGGCTGCTTGCCATCAACCCAATCAACACACAGCTTCAGCAGCTTAGTATGACCGGCGGGAACCACGAAGCGCCAATTCGGGAAGTGGCCATCAATCGCTTTCACCACATACAGGAATGTGCTGTCACGCCAGTCGAATCTGAATGCTGCATACTCGCCATGCATCATAAATCTGATGTTCACACCTTTCTTCAGCATAATATCAATCAGCCTGGTGCGAGGAAGTGTCACAGCGGGGAATCCATCAAATCCAAGAGCTGTGTACATCTGGCGACCGTCCGTGGCGACAGCGTATGGACTGTCAAAATGCACACCTTCCATGTATGGCCTGGTGTCGTCAGTGCTGACGAACGTGTACGCTATGAGCATTTTTTCGGCCTGGCTTTTGGTGATAGGCATAGCCGAAAGGAAGTCCAAACTCATCAAGAAGTAAGTGTCTGAGAATTCTGTAGTGCTCATTGCAGACTTTTTCATTAGCTTTTGATAGGCTTTGCTCGTTGCCAGTTCATACACACCGTCTTCAACAGACTCCAGGGCAGTTTCAATCAGCATAAGGAATTGCTTGCCGTCCCCGTCCATTGCCGCAAGAGTATTATTGCTCTTGCAGACATAGTTGTACAAGCTTCCAATGCCTTTCGTCGAGCCGACATGGCCGGCCAACTCCAAGAACGTTGCAATTCCATCGTTCTCATTTTCGTGCTCATTCATCCTAGTCTCCTTTGTTTTATTCCATTGGCAGCGTCGAGCTGCGCTTCCTCGCGCTGCGCTCGAGCTGCCAATCATCATGTTAATAGTTAATGGGGATAATTTCCCATGTATGCCCGAATGCTTCCATCTTGCCCTGCTCCTTGAGCTTGCCGCGGAACCGAATGTGCTTGCCCATAGGCAAGCCCAGCTCCAGAAAAGCTGCCCGAACAGACGGGTAATCTTGCCCGTCCACGCACACGGCAGAACGTTCACACCGCGCACTGCGCACGGCGGGGTTCTGCCATGCCTTGCTTTGTGCAGGGCTCGCCAGCACTTTCGGCGGCATTGATGGCGCATTCAGCATGTCTGCAATCGCCTGAGGCGATGCAGATGGGGCGGAGATGGACTGCATGAGCGCAGACACTCGCTTGATTGCCGAGGCTCTGCTAGAGAATCTTTTTACAGGATTGCTGGCATGAGCATTGTAGTACGCAATCAAGTCCTTAGTGTCGGCAGCCAGCACATCGTCCAGTGTCTCAATCTTTCCTTTCTCTTTCATAATGGTCTCCTCCTTTCCTTTCTCTTTCATAATGGTCTCCTCCTTT